GCGGCCACGGGATCAGCGGCCTGAAAGGCGGCTGCCGCCGCGCGGATCCGGCTGGACGATGTAACGGTCGCTCACCGCCGTTCGTCCATGAGTTTAATAACGCCGAAAAAGGTCGCGAACGCCAAATGATTCCAGCCACGAGGGCAATACCTGCCCAGAAAGAGAAAGCCGAGAACAACCGCGACATTGTGAGTATTCCGATCGAAACCGCGAGCGCGGATACAATGCACGTCGTGCCGTACGCTGCACCGTAATCCTCTTCTCTGCTCGCAAGGATTTCGAGAAGCATGGCAGACGCGACCGACAGGGGCACTGTGGCAACGAGCCCCGCGAAGTCTAGTGATGCGCGCGTGGATCGCTCAGGAGTTGCAGAACGGTAACGAAACACGTGCCCCAAAACCGTACATGAGGCGGCTGGAATACTGAATGTGATCTGTGCTCTTCACGACCCATGAAGGATGATGGCGCGCTGCTGAGCACTCAAGCCGCTTCCAACGCAAGGGCCATGGGGGACGAAAAAGCACGGGTCCTCCTTGGCGGTTTGGCCCCAGCGGTTCCGAACGCCCTCTTTTTCGTTAGATGCCAAGTGGCCCTATGCTCCACAACAAGACTCCAGCTGACACGCGCTCTGCCCTCGTATGGCAGAGCTTTTATCCGTCAATGAGCTGAGCAATCTCACCGGCAAAGACCGGCGCACGATCACAACGCGCCTGTCCGGCGTGTTGCATGAGGACGGACCGAAAGGAGCGCACCTCTACGATTCAGCGATCGCACTGGCTCTTCTCTACGGCGCCGACTCGGATGGGAAGTCGCTCGAGCAGGCGCGGAAGGAGCTGGCGCTAGAGCAGGCGGCACTCACCAGAACGCGGAATGAGTCGGAGCGGAAAGAGCGAATCCCGCACGCCGTCATTGACCAGGTCGATAATGAGACCTTCCAAGCAATCTCGGCGTCGCTGAAGAACGCCAAGGGCAAGGTCCTGACGCAGGAACTGATCAACACCATCTTCGCTGGCTTCCGCGCGATGCCGGAAGCCCGGGAAAAGGAAGCCCGACAGAAAGGCGTCCGGGGCCGTGGATGATATCTCCCTGGCCGAACGGCGGAAGCGGCGCACACAGTATCTCGATCGATGCTTTAGCACCTGGGCGATTAAGCCGCCCCCAGAGTGGGCCGAGCAGGTCCGACGCATGCCGGCAAAGCACGGCGCCTCGCGACCGTTCTCGTTCGACTACGCCCCCTACCAGCGCGCGATGTTCGATTCGCTGTTCGATCCGACGGTCCAGGAGTCGATCTTTCAGCTCTACTCGCGCGGCGGGAAGTCTGAGGTCGTTCTGAACGCGATCGGCTACTGGATCGACGAACTACCGTCGGACATCTTCGTCATGTGGCCGACGTTGGGCCAGGCGAAGAAGTGGAGCAAGGACCAGCTCCAGCGCGAACTGATCGACCCGACGCCCAGCCTCGGCGCGCTCATCGGCGACGGCACCGGCCGACGAAAGAGCGACAATACGCTCCTTCACAAGATCTACCCGGGAGGCCTGATCGACATGGTCGGTGCGAACTCGCCCGGCGACATTCGCCGCGCGAAAGGCAACCGGCTGTACGCCGACGAGATCGACGCGATCGTCGAAGTTCAGAGTGACGAGGGAGACCAGGTTAAGCAGTTCAAAGGCCGTGGCGATGAGTTCCCGGACACCCGCGAGGTTTATTGCAGTTACCCAAGCCTGAAGGGAAAGAGCCGCATCGAAGCGAAACTCCTCGAGAGCGATTACAACGAATGGTTCGTCACGTGCCCGATTTGCGGCGGCGAGCCGTTCGTCATGCATCGCCGGCACCTGGTGTATGACGTCGAGAATCCAGCAGGGGCGCGTTTGGCCTGTCCCCGGTGTAACGACCACATCGACGACACGCAACGCGTGACAATGGCGCGCGCGGGCGAATGGAAGCCGCGCAACTCGTTCCGCGGAAAGCGCGGCTTTCACGCCAACGCGCTCCTGTGGCCGCACGCGACCGATCCGCTCAAGTTTCCCGGCGGCTTCCTCCAGCTCCTCGCCCAGGAAGAGATCGACGTCGAGAAATCTGATAACCCGGAGCGCTCGCGCCGAGTCATGGTGAACCGCCGCGACGCCGAAACCTACCAAGCGGCCAGCGACGTGAAGCCCGAACATTCCGTCCTCTTTGAGCGCCGGGAAGATTACGACCCGGACGTTATGCTCCCCGCCGGCGTCCTGCTCATCGTCTTCTTCGTCGATGTGCAGGCGAATCGTCTCGAGCTCTTCATTCAAGGTTTCGGCGAGAACCAGCAAGTCTGGGATCTCGACTACCAGGTCATCAAAGGTTCGCCGCTCGTGAAGCCTCACCAAGGCGTCTGGGCCGAGCTCGATCGCATCCTGCTGACGACCACGTATTCCCATCCAAGCGGGAAGATCCTCCGCATCGCCGGCGGTCTGGTCGATTGCGGCAACTGGGCCGACCACGTCCACGATTTCACGCGGCCGCGGGCCCGGCGCCGGATCTATTCCTCGCGCGGATCTACAGAGCTTTCGCGGCCGCTCGTGGAAAAGCGGGCGCGAAAGGAAGGTAAACACGGGACCAGCGTCTGGCACCTCGGCACCCACATCGCGAAGGAGATCATTTACCAACGCCTGGCTCAGGATAATCCGGTCAGCACTGGCTACCGGCACTATCCGCGAAAAGGCCAGTTCTCCGAAGTCTTCTTCAAAATGTTGCTCGCCGAAGACAGCGAGGACCGCCAGGGCCGCGATGGCAATTGGCACAAATGGTTCGGGTGCGAGAAAGGCGTCCGCAACGAGGCGCTCGACGGCACCGTCGGCTGTATGGCGATTGAGAAGATTCTGCGGCCGAACTACTCGAAACTTGCCCGCGAACTCCGCGTCCTTGAGGCAGGCGAGAAACCGACCGAGCCCTCAGCGGCCGGCAATTTTCCAGACGCGTCTGGAAAATCTCCGGCGTCGAGCAAACCGGTCCGCCGTTTCGTTAATCCCGCCGGCGCGAAGCCTGGAGGTTTCGTGAGCGGATGGCGCCGCTAGTTGACTCGCGCGCTGCAGTGTTACCGAACGGTCGGCCAGGTTCGGAGCTCTCCGCCCGGCAGCGTATGCTGCCACTTCCGGAAGCTCCGTCCTGCCCGATCGGTGGCGGGATCTTGTCATATACGCTATCATCGCGACGCCTCCCTTTGGAAAAAGTCTTCCTCATCCATGGCCGGACGAAAGAAGAGTTCCTCTCCCAGGCTGTCGATGCACTCCTGGCGGAGGGCTTCACCGTCGGCATGCCTAGCCACTGGGAGAAGTCGGCCGCTCTCCGCCAGCGACTTGGCGTCACGGAGCGCACTTGGGCGCGCAAGCTCGCCAGTCGCTTCCTCTCGCGCGTCCTGCCACCAGCGGACATCGAGCGCGGCCCGACCGGGCGCATCATTCAGATCCGGAGCAATGAAGAGTTCGAGAAGTGGGTTGCGCCACCTTCCTGCCAAAAATCGGAAGATCACGCCACGTTCACGCCACCAAAGTAGCTCCGACCTATTGTCTAAGCGGGGCGGGGGAGGGATGATTTTCGGCAGATGAAAATCTCACTAGCCTCCCTGCTCACGGTCGCATTTGTGACCCTCAAGCTCTGCGGCGTGATCCATTGGGACTGGCTCTGGGTGCTCTCTCCGTTGTGGATCCCGCTCGTAATTCTCGCCATCCTCTACGCCTTCATCGGCCTGGTTGCGGTCAAAACGAACCGCGTATGACCCCGACATCACTCAACGCTGGGTTACTAGCAGCGATCACCTTGGGCGGACCTGCTAGCACCGACAGCAACTCATTCCTGCCGCTGTCGAGTTCAGAAGGCTACGCTTCCCCGTCATCGATGAAGCGCCGGTCAGGAAAGGCGAACCGCCGCGGCACTAAGGGTGCCTTCGGTGGCCCACCGAAGAAAGCCGCGAAGCAAGCCTTTCTCGATCAGTCGCGAGCCCAAGCTAATGCGATCGCTAGTGCGAAGGCCGACAAGCGCACTTACCGCACCTGGTTTCTTTCCCTCTCCGAAGAAGACCAGGCTTTCGCTCGCAAGCATAAGCTCTTCAAGCCGCTCCAGGATGAGCGCAGCGGTCCCGATTCCGGGCAGCAGAGCGAAGACGCGCTCGATCACGCTGAGCATGAGCCCATCCCTGAGCATGATCTGCGCGGCATCCGCAATGGCACGACGCCAATCGTTGCGGAGTCTCACCCGATCCTAGATGAGCTCGAACCGCTCGCCGGCGTCGAAATCCCGATGCTCAGCCAGAAGGAAGCCGACCTCGCCGGCGAGAGCTTCGGTGAGATCTTCCGCTGGATCCTCGAGCCCGCTCCGGAGGCGCTCGTCGAGATCGGCCAGCGGGCTATGGTCGCGATCGCCGCCATGCACCGCGATCACTCCATGGTCAGCTCGCTCATCATCGATCCCACTCTCGCCCGGGCGTTCGTGGCCCGCTTTGCCGCCTACCCGCGCAGCAGCGAGGCCATCGCCACGTTGCAAGCGACGGGCCAGGTGTTCGAAAACGTGCTCGCCTGGCTAAAGCGTAGCACAAGCATCAGCGGCATCGGCGAGCGTGCGCAGATCATCGCGTACCACATCACGCCCGATCTGCTCGACGGTCGCACACTCGCCGGCATCGGCGCGACGCTCGCCAAAACGCGGCAGGCCGTAAATAAGCCCAGTAATTGCCTCCGCGACACCTTCGCCGGCCTCAAAGCGCGCGTCATGCGCAGCTACGAGACGCGGATCCGCTGCAAGGAAGCTCAACTCGCCGCCGCATGAGCAGTCTAGTCGTCTCTGAAACAAGCCTGGTGGAAGGTCGCCTCACGAAAGCTCTCGCTTGTTGCGATGAGTATCTGGCTGCCGAGGCAAAGATCCGCGAGGACCTCGAGGATCTGTGCAAACGACTCTGGGAATTCGGACAGCAGCTCGTCCGCTGAAAGACGCTGTCGGGCACGGCAAATGGATGTTCTACGTCGCAGCTAATTTCACCCAACTCGGCGGTGATGAGCGCAGCCGGTGCAACCGGGCCAACGATGCGAAGGCGTTTTTCGAAGCGAATCCAAATTACCCGAGCTCGGGTAATTTCACTGCGGAGAGCATCCGCCGCTGTGTTTTCCACCTCGCTCCGGAGAAAGAGCGGCCGAAACTTGAAGGCGACAAGAAGCTCACCCATGGGCCCAATCAGTGGAACTTCATTAACGACTTCAACAAGTTCCACCAGCAGATCAGCAAAGGACTCATCCCGCGGCCGTCAGTGGAAGATGCGCAGCGCCAGCTAGCCCCGAGTCTCGACGTGATGCTCGACCTCGCCGGCCGCGAGTGGGTCATGGAGCGGGCACGGGCGAAGGTTTAACGATGGCAGACGAATCAGCGAGATCAGCGAATGCCGCGGTGGTGCATGCGATCGTGGAGCAGATCGACATCGAGCGACAGTATGCGTGGGATAGGCTGGACCGATCAACCGCACCCACGACAGACATCGGTCCCGCTGCTACCCACAGCATGAAGGCGCGGGACGTGGAGAGCGGGCGCCTGCTCGAAAATCTCCCGTGCGCAGGTCTCGACTTGGATGTTACGAGCCGACGGGTGCTGGTGCGAATCACCGTGGAAGTGATCGAGAGTCTGCCTCCTTCGCGTCTTCTCTGCTGAATTGACAGCGCGGGGGGCAGGGAATGCCCGCCGTCCCAAATTCCGAGCCTGCCCACATCACCGCGGGCGAAACGATCACCTGGAGCCGGGCACTCAGCGAGTATCCGGCGCCGGAGTGGACGCTGAAATACGCACTCCAAGCGTCTGGAAAGGATCTCATCACGATCGTCTCGGCGGCTTCCGGCGAAGCGCACCTGGTTACGGTCGCGCCGGCGAAGAGCCTCGGTTACGCGCCCGGTAGCTATATCGCCACCGCCTACGTCGAGCATGCCGGCGGCGCGCGCTTTGTCGTCGAGCGCCGGCAGATTACCATTTCCCCGACGCCGCTTAGCGAGACAGATAGCACTCACGCCAGCCGTGCGCTCGCCCTCATCGAAGCCGCGCTCGAGGGGCGGATTCCACACGGCCTCGAAAATAGCGATATCGATGGTCAGAGCCTCAGCCGCATCCCGATCGCCGATTTGCACAGGCTTCGCGACAAATATCGCGTTGAAGTGCAGGCCGAGCAATTCGCCGCCCGCGCTGCAGCTGGCATCCGCACCCGCCGCACCATCGGCATTCGCTTCGTCCGGCCATGATCCTCAAGCGCGCCGTCGCCAAGGATGGCACCATCTTCCGCCGCGTTGATAGCGGCTTCCATCGCACCGGTGGCCCAGCGCCTGGCGCCGTCCGTCCTCCTGCCCGATCGCTGACCCGCGTGTATGACGCCGCGGTCATGACCAGGCTCACGAGCGACTGGACCTTTTCCCCGCTCAGCGCGGACGCCGAGATCCGGCAGAATTTCCGCAACCTTCGGGCCCGCTCGCGCGAGCAAGAGCGCAACGACTCGTATGCCGAGCGCTACTACACCCTCGCCGAGCAGAACGTCATCGGCAGTGCCGGCATCGGCCTTCAGATGAAACTCCTCCTCGAGGAGACGCTCGACGAATCCGGCCAACCCAAGCGCGAGCTCGACACCGTCCGCAATCGCGCTCTCGAGCGCGCATGGAAGCGCCAGAACCGCCGGCAAAACTACACCATCGAGCGCAGCCTTAGCGGCACCGCGGCCGATAAGCTCATCCTCCGCACCATGTTGCGGGATGGAGATCTCCTCATTCGCAAAATCCGCGGCGCTCGCAATGACTTCGGCTTCGCTGTGCAGATGATCGAAGGAGATTTCCTCGACGATACCTATACCGACTTTCGCGCGGTGCGGTGCCAGTGTCCCCAGCAATTCGGGCTGCCGATGTGCGAGCACGGCACGCACGAGATCCGCATGGGCGTGGAACTCCATGGTGACTGGCGCTTTCCCGTCGCCTACTGGCTACTCGGCGCGCACCCGGGCGATTACCTCGTCGGAACGGCGATCTACGCGCAGAGCCGGATCCGCGTCCCGGTCGGGGATATCATCCACCCCTTCATCCGGAAACGTCCGGGGCAAACCCGCGGCATTCCGGCGCTCGCCAGCGCGATGCTAAGACTGCACATGATTGGCGGGTATTCCGAGGCCGAGCTCGTCGCCGCGCGTGCCGGCGCGCAAAAGATGGGCTTCATCGAGAGCGACGTGCCGGAGAGCATGTTCGAACAGTATTACGATCCCGACACCCAAATGGCGGAGATCACGGGCTCGCCTGGTGAAATCGAGGAGCTTCCGGTCGGCAAGCGATTCAAGGAATGGGATCCGACTCATCCGAACGGCAATTTTGCAGGCTTCGTGAAAGAGCAGATCCGCGCCGTGGCCGCTGGCGGCAACGTCAGCTACACCAGCCTTTCTGGGAATATCGAGGACGTGAACTTTTCCAGCATCCGCGCGGGACTCCTTGAGGAGCGCGAAGGGTGGAAAGGGCTGCAGACGTTCTTCATCGATGAGGTAAAGCGCGAGATCTTCCGGGCCTGGCTCGAGTGCGCCTTGCTCTCGCCGCTCCTCGATCTGCCGTACGATCCAGATGAGTATTGCGACGAAGAGGCGTGCATCTGGAAGCCGCGCCGTTGGCCATGGGTCGATCCGGCAAAGGACCTCGATGCAAAAAAAGGCGCGATCGAATCCAATCTGGAGACTGCGACAAACGTCATCGCCGAGACCGGCGGCGATCTCGAGGAAGTCTATGCCGAGCTGGCGTATGAAAAGCAGCTGCGGAAGAAGCTCGATATCGAAACCGCCGAGGAGAAACCACAGCCGGCTGCCGCGCCCGCTGCGGAAAAAAATCCGCAACCGGAGGCGGAAGGGAGACGCTCAGCATGCCTGGGCGATATCGTCGTCCAGGAGCTGCCTGCGGCAGTTCAGGCGGAGGTCGCGACATTCGCCGGTGGCGACGCATCTTCGAAAGTCATCCGCTACGGGATGACGGTCCCCGAGCTTCTCGCCAAGGCCGACCAGCATAACTGGAAACCGCGCGCAAGAATGTGTCGCGGCTGACGATCGCTGAGGCCGCAGACGCCATCCACGGCCGCTCCGACAAATACATCCTCGTGTTGAACGATCGCATCGTGGACGGCCACCATCACCTAGCCAAGGCGGAGAAGGGGAAGGTGACCAGTCGCTGCCAGTGCTCGATCTCACGCCGATCCGCTTCCAGCTTTGACAGCCGCGCCGTGGCATGTCCACGCCGCTTGTTGTCCAGAATCTCGCCGTTCTTCCGCTCCTTCGCGCTCGAGCGCGGAGCGGTGAATGAATCCGACCGCACCGTCCCACTCAGCTTCAGCAGCGAGACGCCGGTCCTCCGCACCATTCCGAAAGATTTTCCCGACAAGGCGATCGCGGCAAACAGGTGCAAGAGGTCCTCTCCCACGAGGATGGCGCCTGCGACCTTTCCCGACTTCGCGCTTTGTGCGTGGAGCACGATCTGAAGCGGCAAGTAGGAGCCGTCGCCGACGTGAGGATCGACGGGAAGCGCGGCTATGCGCTCGCCCGCTTCTCCCGAGGCGCCGCCGGCGAGCAGGAGTTCCAGGACGTGCTCGATGGGATCCGGAGCGACGTGAGCGTCGGCTACAAAGTGCGCGCCTATCGCCTGGAGCCAGGCGCGACCCGAAACGATCCGCCCACGCTGCGCGTCACCCGTTGGCAGCCTTACGAAGTCTCGCTCGTCACCCTCGGCGCCGACGGGAGTGTCGGCCTTGGTCGCGCTGTTGACACCGCGGAAGTCACCGAATGCACGGCGGAAAGATCCGCTGATTTCACCGCTGATCCCACTCCGACCACTCCTTCCATCACTGTTATGACCGACGCCGAAAAAGCAGCCGCCGACAAAAAGCTCCGCGACGATACCCGCAAAACCGAACTCAAACGCCAGGCGGAGATCCGCACCATCGGCGAGAAGTTCGCGCCGCAATTCCGAGATCACCGCACTCGTCACCCGCGCCTCGAGGACGGGATGGATAGCCGACGAGCTCAAGCGCGCTGCTTTCGAAATCATCGCTGGCCAAAGCGCCAAGCCCATCGATCTGGATCCCAATCTTGGGATGAACCAGAAGGAGAAGGCCCGCTACTCCCTCGTCCGCGCTGCGCGGATCATCGCCGAGCGCCGACCGCTCGATGGCCTCGAGCTCGAGTGCTCCCGTGCGATGGAAAAAGATCGTCGGTTCCGCGCCCGAAGGCTTCTTCGTGCCGAACGATATCGCCAGCTTTGGCCGCAGCGACATGCAAGGCTACCAAGGCCAGCGCGACTTGAACGTCACCAGCGCAGTCCAAGGCGGCAACACGGTTCAGACGGACGTGCTCGGCGGCTCGATGATCGAGCTGCTCCGCAATCGGCAGACGATCCGCCGCCTCGGCGCACGCTCCCTCGACGGGCTCGTCGGCAACGTCGCGATCCCGCGGCAGACTGGCGCCGCTTCCGGCTACAGCGTTCCCGAGCAGGGCGCGCTCACCGAATCCACCCAGGCGATCGACCAGCTCGCTCTCACGCCGAAGCGCATCGGTGCGTTCAATGACTACAGCAAGCAGCTGCTCGCTCAGTCTTCGATCGACGTAGAGAATTTCATCCGCATGGATCTCATGCAGGTGCTCGCGATCCTCAGCGACTTCCTGGCCATCAATGGCACCGGCGCCACCAACCAGCCGACCGGCATCCTTGCAACGACCGGCATCGGCAGCGTTACGTTCGCCGGCGCGGCGACGTGGGCAAAGATCCTCGATTTCGAGACGCAGGTCTCAAACGCCAACGCCGATGTTGGATCTCTGGCTTATCTCACCACCCCGAGCGCTCGGGCGAAACTCAAGGGCGCGACCAAGATCGCGGCGTCTCAGTATGCCGACTTCCTTTGGGAGAAAGGCTCCGCTCCAGGTGAGGGGATCATCAATAGCTATCTCGCTCTTGCGACGCTGCAGGTGCCTGGCAATCGCATGATCTTCGGCAACTTCGCCGATATGATCGTCGCCGGCTGGGCAGGCCTCGACGTGGTGGTTGATCCTTACAGTCAGGCAACCCAAGGCACCGTCCGCATCACCGTCAATCAGTTCATGGATGTCGGCGTGCGCCACGCTGGCTCATTCGTGGCCAGCTCCGACACCGCCGCTGCCTAAAGACCTTCACTCCGGTTCCGAGCCGCTCCTGATCAACTGCAGACTCAGGAGCGGCCGGGCCTCGAGTGGGAATTCACCATGCCTCTCCACGTTCACCGAAATTTTCTTCCAGAGGAGATGATCCGCAATTTTCCACGACCAGTCGTCACCCGTTTCGTCGAGATCACTGCACCGACAGCGATCCACGGCGAACACCTCGAGGTGGGTATCACCGTCGAAGTGACGAGCGATATCGCGACGGCGCTGGTGAGCAACGGCAAAGGCCGGATCGTGCCGGCGCCGGCGCCGGAGCCCGACGAGGACGCCGAAGTTAAAGCCGCCGCGGAGGCAAAAGCTGCCGAAGAAGCTGCCGCCGCGGCCGATAAGAAAGCCGCTGACGCAGCCGCAAAAGCGAAAACCGCGGCCGACAAGAAGGCTGCCGCTGCAGCGGCGAAAGCTGCCGCTGCTCAGTAAACAGCAAACCCTTTTCCACAAAAGCGGGGGTGAGAGCGCAAGCCGCCCTCCCCCCGCTCACTTTTTTTCCAAATCTCCATGGCTAGCAAAACTTCGCCTGCCGTTCCCACATCACTCGTCGCAGATGGATTGCGGCTCATTGCGGAAGCCGAGGCAATCACGCTCGAGCGGGACGCGATTGCTCTTCGACTCAAGCAGAAGGATGCCGAGCTGCAGGCGATCAACGAGCAACTTGTCGCACTCGGCCGCGGCCGCTACTGCGATCCGGACGCCGCGCAGAGCATCTGCACCGTCGTGGCAGCCATCGATCCGACCCTCGCGCCCGATCGCTTCGAGCTCAAAAGCGCCGAGGATGAAGCCGCCGCCCGCGCCCTCGCCGGCGCTGATTTTCTCACCCTGTTCAAGCGGCACGTGTGGTACGCGCCGCGTGAAGATTTCCGCGGCCTGGTTAAAGGCCGCCTCACACCCAAAAAGGCTGAGGATCTGATTCAGCTTTGCATCGTGCCCGGGCAGCTCCAGGGCGGCCGCAAGGCGTACGTCCGCTGGAAGTAGATTATCGCTAATTCGCCAATGACCCTTCGCGAGCAGCTGGCCGCAGATTCCGCCGCGGCGATCGCCGGCTACGAAGAGACGTTCGAACATGGTGGCGCGGATTACCCGTGCGTGCGCCGCGATCAACCGACAGCCATGGATCTGCAGGAGAGCGGGGGATTCATCGACGGTGTCGATTACTGGCTCGTCGTCGCCAAGTCTGCATTCCCCGGCCGCGCCGCCTGGCCACAGGATGGCGACGGGATCAATGAGGACACACACCAGGTGAAGAAAGTCACCGGCCGGAAGAACCCCGCATCGGTCACGCTCACTTTGCACATCGGCTCCTTCGATGAGTAACCCCGCAGATCTCCCACTCGGCCACCGGCTCATGCTCGCGGCCATGGCCTTCGTGAATACCGACGCGACGCTTGCCGCGCTTTCGATCAAGCAGCGTGATGAGGATATCGCCCTCACTCCCGAGGACGAGGCGCCAAAGAAGCTCCGGCTGATCCTTACTGCCGAGGACCTCGGACGTGTGATTCGTGCCGGTCACGCCCCGATCCGCGCGTTTCGTCTCACCTTTGCCATCCGCGGAAATGTAAAGACCGCCGCGGGCAAGGCCGATCCTTTCGCCGAGACGTGCGGGGCACTCGAGGCGCTGCTCGACGGCAGTAACCTCATCACCGCGCTCGATTCGCCGGCGAATGCCTGCCGCGTGATGCTAGCTACTCGCGCGCCTGGCGGAGGCTTCAGCGTGCAAGGCGCCATCCGCATCCAAAGCTATAGCCTCGAGGTGAAAGCCGTCGGCTCCGAGTTCGTCACTAGCTAGGCTCTTCCTCCCGTTGACACCGCCTCTCGGCTACCATGGCCGCAGGCGATCCCATCCTTATTAATCTCTCCGGCGCGACGTTCAATATGTCCGCTGAAACCGGGTGCATCATCCAAAGCTCCGGACGCCAGGTGGAGAGCAAGATGAAGGAAGTCTTCAACGCCGCACTCGGTTACACGATCGGCTACGTCTTCTACGATTTCGTCGCGAACACCGACTTCCGCGCGATCATCAACGGGACGACGGGCCTCACTGTCATTGCCCCGGGTGTTGTCTCAACGCTGGCCAATGATCTCAGTGTCGGCACGGCGAAGAACGGTGTCGCCACCGGCGGCATCTATACTCGCACGGTGAATATCACCCACGAGGGTGAAGATCTCCGCATGATCTCCGGCACAGCGGTCCAGCGTCACGGCATCTCCTGATCGCGAGCATGACCACTGACGATCGCAAACGCCTCCAGGCCGAGCACGACGCCATCTCCAAGCGTCTGGAAACCGCCTCGCCCACGCACCGCGAGGAACTCGAGCGCCAGTTTGGCGAACGCCTCGCTCATCTGCGCGCCCGCCTGGTTCCCGACCCTCTCGAGTAACTCCCGCACTGCGCGAACGCCGCGCCTTCATTTTTCACCAAATCTCCACATCCTCACATGAGCACACTAGGCGTCCCGCACTGGCCCGTCAGCGACACCACTCTTGCCGCTGCACTCGGCACTCTCGGCGTAGAATTGGATCCAGAAGAACCGGTCTCCAAACAGACCGACACCGCCACCGGTCGTGCGCTCACGCAATTCTGGTTTCGCGACCGCTCGACTACGGATCCGGAGCGCGTCACCGAACACATCCTTGGCGCCTGGGCGACACGCGTCCGGTTCGAGCTGGAGCATCCACGCCACCCGATCACCATCATGCGCCGGGCTTGCGATGCGCGCACCCGCATGCTGGGCATCATCTTCGGCACCGAGCCTCTGCGCCCGCGTCCGTCGCGCGGCGATCGTTTCACCACGCACTCGCTGCGCGAGGCGGCGCTGCTCGAGGCGAGCGGCATGGAGCTGCTCGTCTTTGCCCGGCCCACCTTTGTTTTCTCCAATGCCGCCGGCTGCCGGGAAATCCTCGATCGCGCCGCGCGCACCCACGGCCACAGCGATGCGCAGTGGATGCATCGCTATCTCCTCAATCTCGACGCGCTGCTGGCGCTCGCGAAGAACGCCGATCCCCGGCTGATCACCCGCCAGGACGACAAGACGCTCAACCTCAGCGCGGATGCACCTGTGAAGCTGCGCGATCAATTTTTCGACCTCCTCATCAGCTAGTTCCACCTGCACCCAAATGAACCCAGAAAACCTCACCGAAGCTGAAATCCAGGAGCATCTCGCCAAGGAAAGCGCCCGCGGTCCGCGGCACTTTCGCGGCAAGCCACTCGCTCCCTACACCGCCGGCATTCGTGACCTGGCGATGAAGGTCCTGAACCGTGCGGATACCGACGCTTGCCACGATCTCACCGTGATCAAGCTCCTCACCGAATCCCACGGTGAGAGCAAGGATGAGCGGGTCGCCAAACGCCAGGCTCTGATCAGCTCCACCGACAACGTCGCCGCCTTTCGTGCGGCGGTGAGTGTGGAGTTCCTCGACGAGCTCACCGACGCGGAGATCCGGGAAGCGCGGGAGATCGTCGATTCCATTCTCGCGCCAGTCGCGGCCGCCGAGGTGACGGTTTCAAAGTTTGGGGCAAAAAAAAAGGAACGCGCTCCGGGGCCGAGCCGGACGAAGAAGCGCTCCTGATCTGGAGCGTATCCAGGATCTCCGGTTGGACGTGGGACCACGTCCGCTGGGAACTCCCGCTCCATGAACTCTACCGCTGCCGCCATGCGGAGCTCTGGCTCGAGGGGCATCGCTGCCGGCGGCGCCATTCCGCGGCTTCGGGCGCGAGTTCGTTACGCCTCCGCTTGACAACGCCGCGCAGACGCATGGCCGGCATCTCTCTTAATTCCAACGCCAGCCGGATCAGCGACACCTTCCGGAAGTACGCCGAATACAACGGCCGTGATTCTGCGGAGCTCTTCCTCGATCATCCAGGAAGCTCGCAACCGAGCTCTACGTCCAAACCGCCGCCATCGCTCCCACTAAAGCGACCATCGCCTCAAAGGTGAAGTCTCTCGGCTGGGCAGTGATCAAGCGCGGCACTCCGGATCAATGGAAGCGCGGCGCCGTCGAGAAGCGCGGTCGTGGCCGGCCAAGCAAAAAAGCCGAAGCGGCGCGCGCGACGATCCTCTCCTCAGCACCACACTCGAGCAGATGCAGGCGTTCGTCATCGCGAAGCGCGCCGCCGCCCGGCTCTACCTCGCCAGTGGGTATGGCTCGGTGCGATCGGCGATCTCGGCGGGAGCCTCAAGACGTCGAGCGGCACAGTCGATCGCGCGAGGGGCGGCGCCGAGATCCACCGCGAGCCGGGCAGGGTCTCCATCGTCTTCTGGAACCGCACGCCTGGCATCGAAACCATGGATGCGAAAAAGCACTTCGTAGCCAAGGCGATCGCCGTCCGTGCTGCGGATATGTGGGTCTATATCCTCCGTAAAATGCGCGAGCAGGGGCGCAATCTGAAAACTGCCGCTAGTCTCTAATGGCCACACAGACCGAAGAACTGCGCACGGTTTTCACGTGGGATACCAAGGATGTCGATAAAGGCGTCCAGCGGGTCGAACGCGCCATGACGCGCCTGCAGGAGGCCGAGAAAAAGACCGCGGCAAAGGCCACGCCTGGTGCAGGCAACGGGAACTTTGCGTATGGCGTGCGCGACCTCAGTGAGGGCCGCACGCTCAATGCGATGCAGCGCTTCGGCCATGTGATCGGCTCGAATGCGGGCAAAATCGCGGACTGATGGCCGCGGTGCGCGTCGGCCAGGCGGCGTTCTCGAACATTTCGCGGGGAGCTGGATCGCACCGACGCATCCGCACGAGGCTCGAGCAGAGCTTCCTCAAGATCAGCCGTGCAGCCACGTTCTCCACCGCCGGCGAGGGGGCAGAAAGCCTCACTGCAAAGATCGAGGCGAATCACGAACAGTGAAAGACGAGCGGGAACAGCAGGGCGACCTCGCATCGCTCCAGAATATCGGGACACGAACATCATCAGTAAGGCGCTGCTCGGCACCTTCGACAAGGGCGCAGTGCTTTCACGGGCAATCCTACGATCGATAAGAAGATGGGGGAGAGCCGCCTGCAAGCGCGCATCGCTGATAAGCAGGTACCAAAGATGATGGAGGCGCGGTCCGAGGCCTTCGACCACGGACCGACGTGGCTCGCTCCCGCGGCCCTGGCGGCGATCCGCTGAACGCTAAAGCGCTGAACTGCAGTATGCCGAGAAGCTCGCCATGATGCAGGGCCAAGGCCGACGACTTGGCGAGCAGACCTCTCCCGCATCAAGGAGCGGTTCCGCGTCCTCAGCAAACCCTCGAGGCCGAGCGTGCGCTCATCTCCGTGCGGCACAATTTCACTCTGGCCGATGCGAAGATCCAGGGCGGGGGAGGAAGCGATTTCCAGAAACGGCTGCAGCTGGCCGATGAAAGCAAGGGGCGGAGCGAGGCTTTGCAAGATTCCGGGCCCTCACTGCCCCGCAATACCGGGGCAGAGGAGGAGAACATCGCGCAGCAAAAAAATGCCACCCGCAGCGCTCACGTTGGGCGCTATCTCCGCCCCGACGGTCGGCGGAAGCCGCAAGGCGAGCTCATGCGCGAATTTCGTGACGAGCGCAACGCCACCCGGCGCCGCAACCAATTCCTCCGCCGCGTCGATGCCGGCGGGTTTGATCCAAGACCGGGCGGCGCCGCAGCACCGGCGATGCGCCTGGGAGTGGGTTGCGCGACACCGATGGGCTGGGCCCTGGCGCGGCTGGTTCTGGCCTTCGGGTGAATGGACTCGGGAAAAGGCCGATTTCGGCGGATTCCCGCGGCTCCCAGGTGCCGGGGAAAGCCGCGGACGCCAAGAAAACGGCAGACGAGACCGTTCTCGAGAAGATCTACAACGCCCTCGATAAGCGCCTCCCCAAGGTAACACTCTAATGGCCACCGGAGATCCGAAATTCATCAACATCCGGCCGGAGAGAATTCATCCTGCAGGAGAGCTCTGGCTTTGAGCAGACCGACCGCGGCGGCTTCGACACCGGCGAGCGCATCTACCTCACTCATCCTCAGACCCCGCGATCGCAATGGCCGGCGCTCGCGCGCGGCGGATAAGACCTACCCGCTCATGCGCGTCGCGGGCGGCATCCGCCGATCGGCTCCTCGAGTGCACCATGTCGAGCTCACCATCCCGTATCGCGGCCTGCTCGACGGCAAAAAGCCCCACAAGCTCACGCCCGGCGTCGCGACCTCGATTTTCTCGCTCCCGCCGGCGCCGAACGATCCGCAGCGGAAGCGTTATGTCGTGCCCGTGCCGATGCCGACCTGCACACGCGATTACGTCAGCTACACCCAGCCAAATTACGCTGGCTGCGGGTTGCCTACCTCCGCCAATTTTCTGCAGTCGCCAAACTGGAGCATTAGCTACCAGCCAAACCCGGACGAGCCGCCGACGCTGAACTACTACAGCGGCTGGGTGCTCTCCAGTCGCACATGGGAAGAGCTGGGGCTGGGCGTGTGGCTCGTGACCGAGCTCTACACCTACTACTACCAGGTCGCTGCCTAGCATGGCGCTCGCGATCTCCAGCAGCTCGAGCGGGAACTTCCCGCGGCTCTTTCTGGCCCAGCGGAAAATGGTTCAAGCGTTTCCTCGGGGCCTTGATCAGAGACCGCGCCTGCCTCATCCCCGGCGATGGTAATGAGATCCCGACGAATACGGGCGCTTCTTCGACATCGAAGGCGGCGCGGGCGGTTGGAGTAGCTCTGGCGACCCGTTCCTGGTCACGAATGCGAGCACGACAAGCTCTACCGGTGTCATTACCCAAAAAGGCGCAAGTCGCGCTCGACTCCTGGCTCCTCGGGAGCTTGCGCGCGGACGACAAGGTCACGATCACCGGACTCGGCGCGCCCTTCGAGATCGCGATCAATCAGGCGATCTATCTCAAGGTCGCGAATGGTTCGCTCGGCGCCTATACTGCCTCGATCGAGCACGGTGAATTCTGGGCAGAGTATCCGCGCCGGTTCGATTCGTTGGCGACAATCAGGTCGCGGGACTCAGCAGGAGTGCTCCTATACGCTGCTCGCCTACACCACGAGTGTCGATCCCGCCTTTCCGGATCGCATCACTATTGGCACGGGTGCCGATGTGATGGCCGTGGTGCAATGCACCGTCGGCAACCAGCGCATTGCGCCCGACTGCTACGAGGGAAGAACGTCGATATACCGCGCCCCTGGGGCGCTCCCGGGCCGCTCCGGCCGACTTGATTTATTGACATCCCCCACGGGGAATGATCGCCCATATCCTCACCTCGGCCTTTCGGTCGCTGGTCTCCTCATCCTCTGGTTTCGCACCGAGTTCGTCCTCGAGTATGCGGATCTCTTTCGGCTCCCTCTCCGGAAACTCTGCAGCGAGCAGCTCGCCGGCGCAGAGAGCGCCGAGTGCTCGTGTGCGGCGCGGTCAGTAAAGGTCAGCTTTCTCGCGTGGGTCGGCTCTCGCAAGACGTTCATCGCGCGCGCCTGGTCACATGTCCCTTCTGCCTGGGCCTGTGGATCTCCGCCGGCGCCTGTTTCGCGGCCGGGGTCCCGCTCCTCACTCTCGCGGTGTATCTGGTCGCTCTCGTGGCGTTCCACGGTCACGCCGGATTCTCGCGGGCTAAGGCGCGCCGATGTGGTGCGAGCCGCGCAGAAGTTTCGGTGCGCGTGTGAGCGCGATTGCTGGTCGCGGGCGTCAATTTCGCGGGCGTGTCGCCGCTTGTGAGCCGTGCGACTTTCCGGAGTTCAGCTCACGCCATGGGGCGCGATCGAGCAGAATGAGGAGTTCGAAACATGCGGTGCCGATTGCGACGAGACGCAGGAAGCTGACGAAGCCGCCTGCGATGATATCGAGGAACCTGCCGATCGGTGCGCCTGCCGTGCACAGGCTCGAGCCGACGCCGCCACCTGTCTGCACACTTGCTCGGCGAGCAGCTGCCGAACGCGGTCACGGCGATCCGGCAGGCCTACAGCGCCAGCGAGAGCTGTTGCAGCACGACACTCGGGACGTGCCTGCGCCCGTGTGAGAGTACGTTTATCGATGCGCTCGAGCCCCTCGAAACTGCGTATAAAGCGGGCTGCGCGACTGCCTCGTCGCCTACTACACCGACGTTACCACGAATCCTTCGACGGGGGAATGCAGCTACGACGCGGCTAATGCGCTGATCGCCTGCAATGCAGGTCGTCGCGCGACCTTTGAAATGGCGCTCGCGACGCCTGCGGCAAATCGCCGGGCGTGCCGCGCCGGGTGTGCCGGCGACGAGCTCGGCCGCGTCGATCTCGCGGAACGCAAGACGGCCGCGTGTCTCGGCGATTTCCAGGGCGCGCCCGTCCGCGGGGCGAAGCCGTTCACGTGTGCAACGAAGGGTGTGGGGCCGTGTTCGGACACTTCCTACGTAACTTGCAGCAATGGCTACCACACCTGCACCCAGGCGTGCTATGCCGCCGCCGGCGAGGATCCCGTGGATCCCGTGTGCCTCACGGACTGTGCAGCCCAGCAATCCGCCTGCGTCCGTCTGGCTACGAAGGCAAAACGTCGATTGTCGCCTCGGCTGCTGCAAGACGGAGCATGCCACCGCCCGCAATCAGCACAACTTTTCGACCTGCTACGTCACCTGCTGGAAAGCGCAGTTCGATGCCAACGTCGGCTGCTGCAAGACCTACAAGGAATGCATGACCGCGGCAGCCGGGAATCCCACAGCGGGAGACAACGTGCGGTGCCGATCGAGACGCCTGCAAAGCCGACGGCGCCGCGCGGCATGGAGACATGCCTCGTGACGAATTGCTCGACCTTGCGGGAGATTGCCCGGATTGTGCGCGGATCGCGATCGACGACGCGCTACGCGATGTGCCGGTGCTGTATGGCGAGCCATCGCCGCCCACCATCGTCGGCGGTGTGCCGTCCCTGCCACAATGCTGACTGTCTTCGCCGTGACGATGCCGGGAAACGCACTCGAGCTCCGCGCCTGCCTGGAGAGCTACCGCGAGCACGCCGGCGAGGCCTTCACCTGGCTGCTCACGACGGGAAGCTGAGCACGTCGCGGCCGTACGCGCGAACGATCGCGCGGCGAAAGGGCAACGGTCGTCGACGATGCCGGCTCATCTCGAGACGCGGATCGCGAGCGGCTATCTGCGACAGATGGGGGCAAAGCTCGAGGCTGCACAGATCTGCGCGGCTGCCGGCGTTTCCAGCGAGCAGCTCATCATCACCGACGACGACACGCCTGCGATCGCGCCTTGGAATGCTCCACCTTTTTCGCTCCGACGGTCGCGCACGGATCTACTACGCGCCGGATCCGCTTACCGTCTGGGCGAGCGGTCAGAGCGGCTCTTTCGCGCACCTTGCCTCCGCGAATGGCAACTCGGCTGCCGTTCGCGGTCCGTGGCGCCACACTCGAGGCGGTGCGCGCGTCGGCCGTCGGTGGCGCGGCCATGCGGGCTTGGGAGAGGGGAGAGCGAGGACGTTAGCGAGTTCGCCGTGATCGGTGAGCAGGCGTGGTTGCAGCGGGATTCACTGTGCGAGTTCCGGAGCACGCTCACGGATCGATGGGCACTGGAGCATCGGCCGACGCCCATCTTTCGCCGACTACCAGCGGCGCGGGGAGCACTGCGCGCCAGGCTAAGACCAATCGCCCGCGCCGCCGATCGTCCGCCGCGGCTGTTGCGGGGGGTGAGTTTCCCTGCATTGACACCGCCGCGCTCGTTGCATGCCGCCCGCTACGTCAACCTCGATACGCTCTTATCCAGGAGATCAGTACCAGGCACAGGCGATCAGCGCATTGTATGTGCAGCGCGGGCGGCGCCCTGCCGCTCGAGCTGACAGTTTTTCGCAACGGCAATCCGGAGTTGCTGCCGGCCGGAACGGTGATCCGGCTGGATGATCAAAAAGCGGGGGAGTTCGACGGCGCGCCGGTCATCTTTGAGCAGGCTTCACCGAGCCAGGTGATGCGAGTGGCTACTACACGGCGGATCCGGAGACAAACACCGAGCCGCTCAACGATCTCCTGAACTCGCCGATGGCGACGCGACAAACGATCTTGGGCAGGTGATCCTGGGCGGGGTCATTTCGTGGCGCCTGGGAGGTGCCAAGCCAAAGAAGACGCGCAGCTTCTCAGTCGTCGCGGAGAATTCCTACGACTCCGGCCAACGAGACTCTTCCTACGCAAGCCGGGCCAGATCTGGACACCGCATCAGCGCTCTAGAGGCGGGGATTCGCAATCCACACACCACTTCGCCGATCAGATCAACACCCGTCTCGAGGGAGTCACCGCGAGCGATGCGACGAGCGGATCTTAGCACCTACGATCCTGTAATCTGACCGTTTGTGCGCAACTCCAGCGCCTGTGCGCGCGGTGTGTCGATACGACGGCCGTCTGCGTCGCCAATACGACGCAGGGCCAAAATGGGGCGCATCCCCTGGACCGCAATCACGCCCCTCCACGCCGTGAGCTGCAACCACGCGGCCCCGCAAATCGGGGAGACGGAGATGGTGGCTCACGCGAGGACGGCACTCTCATCCCGCGCACCATCGTTGCCAGCGTCCAGATCGGCGCTCACAGATATCCAGCTCCTCACGCTCAACGCGCCGCTGCCGGATACCATCCGCCCGGCATGCTGCGCCCGCCGGCTACGAGAGCGTCCTCGCGCTGCTAGGGCTGTCGCTGCTCATCATCGAGCAAAAACCGCGCCGCTCTCCTGCGAGATGTATCTCGGCGCCGTCGCTCACGAACATCGCCGGGTATGCGATGGTCGCGCTCACGCACAATCCCTCGGTGGACTCCTTGCGGCAGCCGTTACCGGCACGCCAGTCGATGGCGATTCCGGTCAGGAGTGTTCGGGGGTCCATGCCGGGTCAGCTCGTGCTCTTGAGCACGCTCACCTCTGCCGCTGGAGGCCCTTTTCACACCGCCTATATCGCGGCGATTCAGGCGGCGATCGGCTCCGCAGTGCTCAGCTTTGTCCCGCTGCCGGAGCGTCTCGAGCGTCTCGCGTCCGTGCAGATTGCCGATCTCGGCACCGCCGCGACGCGCAACGCCAGCGAGGCTCCCGTCCCTGGTGCTGTGCCGCTCGTGCGCAGCGATGGCTACCTCGACCCGCGCCTCATTCGACCCGGCTCGCAGAACGTCATCCCCGCCGGCGCCACCCTCTCCACCGGCAGCGACCTGCTGCTCTTTGGCGGCCTTCGCAACTATGGCCGCCTCGCACTCACCGGCACCGCACGCCTCCGCATTTTATGAGCGATATCTCAATGACTCTCCAAGCCACCCCAGCTCTGCCGCCCGCAGGCGAGGTGATCATTTACGTCCGGCTGAGCGATAGCACTCTGCGCCTGGCGCTGGAAGGTGGTGATGTGGCAGTGATGCCGCCCACCTCCAGCACGGGCGAGGCCAGCAAGGTGGTGATGCCCGTCGCCGCGACAAGTACGCTGCCCGGCGGCCTGCGGCTCTTGGGGCTCGCGATCGCGACAGGCGCCGACACAATTCCCTCAATCGGCGCGACCTCGCTCTATTACGTCGCCCCGACCGGCTACGGCAACGGGCGCGCGGTGATCCGCTCGCGGAGCGAGGATGGAAATCCCGGCCTGCTCGTCGAGGCGCAGCATTTCACCCCGCTTCGTATCACCGGGCACACCACCGAACCGCTGCTCCAGCTCCGCAAAGGCACAGGATACCTGCCCGGCACTCTGGAGAGCGGGGCTGTCACCAAATTTGCCGTGAGCGATGAGGGAGCAGTCCTTGCAAATCGCACCATCACCGCCGCCGCGACAGTAGGCCCGCAGACGATTAATAAGCCCGCCGGCACCGTAAATTTCGCCGCCGGAGCCAGCTCGCTCGTCGTGACGAACTCCACCGTTACTGCGAGCAGTCTTATCTTTGCGCAGGTCCGGACCAACGACAGTACCGCGAAGATCAAGAACGTCGTCGCCGCATCTGGCAGCTTCACCATCAACCTTGAAGCCGCCGCCACCGCCGAAACCAGCGTCGGGTTTTTCGTCACGAACTAAGGAACCGCTGCATTGACAATGCATCGGTGACGTTATGCTCGCGCACTTTTTCCAGGCGGTCGATCGCCATCGCCTCGCCGCATGGATCATCGGGACGGCGTCCACGATTCTGAGCTGGCTGCAGCTCCACAAGGGCGACCTCGATTTCTGGTTTAGCCTGCTCACCGGTTTCTTTGGAACCGTCACCGGCGCCGTCACCATGGGCCTGATGGCCTACCGCGCCTGCCGTTGGCTCCGGTCGAGGCTCCGCTCGTAAAGATTCACCGCCGCGAGGGAGAAGCCTGGTGAGGACTGACCTGCCATCTGCAGACGCCGGACCAGCTCACCTTAGCCCCTCGCGGCGGCTCCTTCTCTAAACCCCACACTAAGTGACTACCGCACACCCAACCCTCTTCCCTGCTTAAGCTATGGCTACCGGCGACATCCTTTCCATCAATATCCGGGACGAGACGCTGCTCAACGGCGTGGACTGCAACGGCTGGGTGGCAGACATCACGTTCGAGGGGATGGCGCTGGGTGCAACCGCCGACCCGAATAAGGTAGAGTTTGATGTGTCCGGCCCCGGCTTCGACAGCACGGGAGCGGCAATCACACGCCCGGTTCGCACGATTCAGGCGTCAGCCGCATTGCGTAAGCCGATTCCCGCCCAATGGGTGACGGCGACGGTGTACGCATCAGGTGCCCGCGTGACGCACCTGAGTAAATTCTATTCCACAGCATCTGGTGGAACGAGCGGTGCAACCGCGCCGACGCATTCCGCAGGAAGCTCTTCAGACGGCGGCGTAACCTGGACTTATCTTGGCGCGGCTACCGACACGGTGGCGATCTATCAGTTCCAGCAGGCACTGAGCGGCTCGAACGCCGTAATCTCCTACGCGCTCAATCAGCGCCTCTTTGCCGGCGAGACGATCACCGCCGTCCGTATCGGCGCGGGTGCCTATGGTTCGAGCAACGCCAAGGCAACAACGTCCAATGTCACCAACGCATCTACCTCGGCGCACCTTCGGCCACACATCGCCTGGGTAAATCCACCTTGGCAGATCACGGGCGGCGTCTTGCATGTCGAATTGGCCGCGACGCACCCTTTCGGGGAGAGCAAGCGGATAGCCGCGTGCGTGAAATTCATCGTGCGAGACGCGGCGGCTGGAGTAGTCACGAGCACTGTCGCCGTAATGAGTCAGAGCACTGTGCTCACCGCCGGCAATCCGGTGCCAGTCTTTGCAGCTGATATCAACATCTCCTCGCTTACTGACGGACTTTGCACGGTAGAGGCAGAGGTCTATCCGTTCCGGGGTAATGTTACCTATAAGAGTGCTGATAACGGCTTCGGAACTCTGGCGATCACTGCGGCGAACACACTGCACTACAATCCGGCGAAGCGGCTGCCCTTTCGCAAGGATGCTGCCGGGACGTTTGGGAGGCTATTCGCCTATGTCGATCCGATAGCCGGTGTGAACTCAACAGACGGAACCTCAGCAGTAGTCTCCACTGACCCATCTGCTGCCAGAGCCAAGCCGTTTCTCAGCGCCGCGTATGCGCTTTGGCGTCTCCAGGTGCAATCAGGCACGAGCTACAGCAGGGCTAATTTGGCCAACCATATCGTGCGCCTAATGGCTGGAACGCACGATGGATTTGGCGTAGCGGGCACGACTGCGCAATTCAGCCTCACGCGGGGGGATGTGTGGGTGACTATCGAGCGCGACCCACTGGCGGTGCGGTCCGCAGTGATCTTTAACGCATCGGTGACGGTGAACAACAAGCGTCCACCGACCCGCACGAAGATGGTGGGTCTGACGATGAAGGGCAACGCGACCAGCGAAGCCGTCATTGACGCGACTCTCGATGGCGGGACGCTTTGGACCACAGCCCCGTTTCTCAACGAGCTGTGGTGCGACGATTGCGACTTCTCTGGCCATACCGGAGCAAATGCCCCCGTCACCAGGACAGGGTTGCAGTTTTACACGAACTCGATTTTCACGCTGAGCGGCAACAGCATGGGGAACGGCAACAACCGGACGGCAACCGCGTTGCTCGGAGGTTGCACGATCAACACCGGCATCACGTTCCGCGCGGTGAACGGCCTCGGGAATATCTTCAACGGGAGTGCCAAGACGGCAGCACATACGACGACCTTCCTCGACTCCCCTCCGAACGCTCTGGATGCGCCGGTGTGGATCGCGAACAAATTCATCGGACAGACCGCGCACTCGAGCTTCCCGAGCGGAACAACTAGCACGTTCGCCAGTGGTATTGGTTGGATGCTCAACCTCCACGAAGTGCTGAACGCGGGCGCCAGCAAGGGAATGGAGATTTCCGCAGACGGAGCAACGGTTCCGTTCGGGAATGCGCAATACCTCTGCAACACCATCGCGGGCGAGGGGCTGAACTTCCTCTACAATGACGTGGGGACGATCTACGCGCTCAAGCAGGGCATCATCCGGTGGAGTGCGATGCAGGATCTGAACCTCAAGAGCGACTTCCATGCATCCGGAGTGGCGGCCAGTTCGTTGCGGGTGGGCAACATGGCCCCCCGCTATCACGTGGACTTTGAGAGTAACGTGGTGCACGCGGCAACGGTCGCAATTCCAGCGCCGAACAATCTTGCGGGTGAGGTGATCGGGCTCCGTGGCGTCTTTAGCGGAACCCGCGCTTGGGCTGATGATCGCAGCTTCACCGGCACTAACACAGGTGGCGGCTCTTATATCCCTGCAGCGGGATCAGCCGTCCTTAACCGCATCCCGGCCGGGATGGCGCCGCTGCCGTTTGATCTGGCCGGAATATCATTCCGTAACGACGGCACCGACGCGGCCGGGGCTTTCCAGGTGCCCGACACGACGCCTCCCACCATTACCACCCGCTCGATCAACGCGGCGGGTAACATGGTGAGCTTTACCACGAGCGAAGATGTCACCGGCGTTTCTGCCGCCGACTTCTCCCTTAGTGGTGGGGCGACGCTCTCGAATACGACTGGTAGCGGGACGAGTTGGAGTATGGCGATTTCGCCAATCGTTCATCAGGGCCAAACGCGGACGCTGAGCTATAGCGGCACGGCTACCAAGGATCTTGCAAATAATTCGCTCGCTGTATTCAGCGGCGCGGCGGTGACGAATAACTCAACGCAGATCGCGGACTCGACGCCTCCAACGCTCAGCACAGCCAATGTAAACGCGGCTGGCACGGTGTTCGTTCTGACATTCAGCGAGTCAATCCTGCCGCCAAGCGGAGCAACCGGCTTCACTCTCATTTCGTCACTCGGCCCGGTCACGCTGCTCGATCCAATCATTAGTGGCAGCACCTACACCGCCACACCATCGCGGACGATCCTCGCGAGCGAAACGCTCACCGTCTCCTACTCGCCAGGTAACGTGACGGATCTCGCGGCCAATGCCCTGGGCGCATTCACCGGCGCGGCAGTGACGAACAACTCGACCCAGGTGCCGCCCGATGTGACCGCGCCGGCAGTGACCGTCGCGACCATCTCCAGCGCGGGCACTACGCTTACGGTGAACTTCTCGGAAGTCGTCGCAGGGGGCACCGGCTTTCTGCTCGCGGGCCATGCGCTCAGCGCCGCCAGCGGCAGCGGAGCGACGCGTAGCTACACGATCACGCCTGCGGTTTATCAGACAGAGACGCCGACCCTCAGCTATACGCCGGGCAACATCGCGGACACGACCGGCAACCGCTGGAGGCTTTCAGCGCCGCCGCGGTGACCAATGAATCCTTGCTCGTGCCGACGACGATCACGAGCGTCGCGGTGAACCCCGGCACCGTAACTCTCTACGGGGGGAGCACCCAGCAATTCACCGCAACCGTGAACGGCACCGGACCATTTGCGAGCGGCGTCACCTGGAGCGCGACACTCGGCAGCATCAGCGCCACCGGCTCTATACCGCGGCGGGCGGTCTCGCGAGCGGCCCCCAAGCCGCGACGATCACCGCGACGAGCGTCCAGGATGGAACTAAGGCAGGTGTGGCCACCGTCACGATCCCAGCCCACGCCGCGAGCAGCGGCGGAGGTGGTGGCACCATCGACACCACGCAACTCCTCGCAGAGATCGCCGCGCTGATCGCCGAGAGCGGCGGAGGCTTACGCCGGAGCAGCAGGCGCAGCTCGACACCATCGCAGCGCACACCTCGCTCATCACGCCAGGCGGATTCGAAGTGCTCTCGCCTGTCGCGATCAGCGGCAACAAGATCACCGTCAGAGCAGGGGACAGTTGGAGCATTCATTTTCCGCACTCGGCTCTCTACTCGACGCGGAGCAGATCTGGTTCGCAATCAAGAGTCGGGCCTCTGATGCCGACAGCGATGCGCTCCTGTTTCTCGATCTCAGCGGGGTGATCACCCTTGCCAGGCTGCCGGCCCCTGACCCGAGTCTCGGCGGAATTACGCTCGAAGATGCAACCGCGGGCAATATGCGCATCCGCTTGGACGAAAGTGCAACCAGCGCCATCGCCGCCACGGCCGGGCAATGGGCGATCAAGATCCGCACGTCTGCAGGTGATGATGTTACTCGCGCCGTCGGCCCACTTGTCATCGAGCGTGCGTTGATCCAGGCGATCTGAGTCTTTCGGTCACCGCTGAGCTGGCTTCTTCGGACGAGTAGAGCTGCCCGCCTTTTTTTCGCGGGAAACACTGCACGTCGCCGAGTTGCGTGGCCCGAGCAGTACCGGCACGCGCGGCAATCTTTGCAAGCCGTGCAGATCTCCGCATGAGGCGTGCAGACCCCGCTGAGCAAACCGGAGCGGTGATCATCAGGCCGAGCAGTAGGAGCGATGCGCCAAGGAGTCGGACCATGGCGCATCGAGGGATGAGTCTTTCAGCAGGAAGCATCCGTTCTTGTCCCACGGGTTCGCCCGCGCTGCCAACGCGAGTATGAGCCGGGTTTCGCACTCGGCGAGGAGGAGCTAACGTAGCGCTCGATTTCGTTCGTTGTCCAGAGAGCGTCTGGAGAGTGAACTTTGACACTCGGGCTTCGGCATCATGCCGAGCTGGCCGCACGACCCGCAGAGATTCACGCCACGCGCCGGCGGCGATGGGAAACTCATTCTCTTCATCAATGGGATTCTCACAGCCCTGGGGATCAACACTCCTGGACGGATCGCGCAGAGCGATGGTTCCTCGAGCGCACTCTGCACGACGTGGATTCTCTCGAGTATTTCTCGTCTCCACTGCTGGGCCTGTTTGGTGAGGGAAAGCGAGTCGGTCAGGTGGTCCAGCTCATCAGCGGCTACCTCGCCGCTTTCCAGCGCGCGGGACTTCCCGCTCGGAGCTCCACCTGGTCACCCACTCGCGCGGCGCCGAGATCGCCCGCCGGCTGATCGTCGAATGCGGCTACCGGATCGACTCGCTGCACCTATTCGCACCCGCGATCGGAACTGATCTCCAAGCGTCTGGACTCGCCAACGCACTGCGAGCGGCCGCCTCGATCGACTCCGGATCTACACCTCCCGCGGTGACTCGGTGCTGCGCTGGATCGCCGGCGCCGCATCCATCGTCGGACTCTACGGCCGCCTCGGGTATTCGGGGCCCGCAATCGTTCCCGCCGATCTCGAGACGCGGATCCGCGTCGTCGCACGTGACGAGCTCGGCCACTCCACCTGGTTCGCAGCCGGCCACTTTGCCTGGAGCATGGAGGAGCTCGCCGCAGATCTCGACGAGCTGCCGCTTTGACATGCGGGGCGGAGCATGTCCCTCGCTCAAAAACTCGTCGCACTCGCAAAGAAAGAAGTCGGTGTCCAGGAGATCGACGGGAGTAACTGCGGTCCGCGGGTTAACGAATACAAGGCAGCCACGACGTTGACGCCAACGGCAGCATGGCCCTGGTGTGCCGCGTTCGTCTGCTGGCTCGTGCGTGAAGCGATGAAGGGCGGCAGCTATACATTCAAGCGGCCAACTACTGCAGCCGCATGGGGCTTCGAGGCTTGGAGTCTCGCGCAAGACAGCAGCACGGAAACGAAGAAGCCGCACGGCGGCGATATCAAGGCCGGCGACATCGTCGTCTTTACCTTTTCCCACATCGGCCTCGCCCTCTGCACCCGACGCAAACGGCATGGTCTGGACGATCGAAGGCAACACCGACGCCGCCGGCAGCCGCGAGGGTGGGGGAGTCTGGCGCAAAGCGCGCCACGTTTCCCGCATCGGTCGCGGATCCGGTTCACAGTTTGACACGAGAGCGCGGGCTCACACTTAACCGCAAAGGAATGCCCGCACATACGCGCGGCTCACCTTGGACAATCTTGGACGCACTTTGCTGCGGACCGCTGCGGATCGCAACCCGGACGAGACGGAGCCGGGCTTTGCATTAAAAGGAGCAAGCCTCTGTAACTCCGCGACTTAACCCGCAACTGCCCGCAACCGACAAAGTAGCGCTAACGGGATTCGAACCCGTGTCCCAGCCTTGAGAGGGCTGTGTCCTAGGCCTCTAGACGATAGCGCCGTTTTTTAGAGGGCCGCGAAGTTAACGCACATCTCTCCACCCGACAAATGGAAAAACCTACTCATTCACGAGCTGCTGAGTGCGGTCCGCCATATCCAACGGTTCCGTTGGATCAATCCGCGTCTGGGTGAGCCGCCGAATCGAAGTCCGCTCCTGTTCAGCGATCCGCTTCTTCAGCGTCTTATCGATCCGCGCCA